ACAGGAGAAACTCTTGTAACTAAAATGGATGCTTCTGCATTAAATGGTATGTCGGAAGACGCTACAAAAAAGGTTTCTAAAATCTGGTATAGTGTGAATACAACAAATGGAAAATCAGGTGTTGAATTACTATGGGCAGGTAGTGGAGCAAGTGCTGCAAATAAAACAATTTGTATTTTATCAGGAAATGGATTTTGGGATTTAAAAACAGCAGGTAATGAGATTGCTAACAATTCTACATTAACTGCAAACACATCACCTGCAGGAGACATATTACTTTCAACAAAAGGTTTTGTGTCAGGTGATAACTATTCACTTATAGTTGAAGTAAGATAAATGAGTAAAAAGAAAAAAGATTATTCTAGGCAAATACTAGAACGGATTGTCGGATCAAAACGCAAAACAGATTTGGCAGAAAAATTTAGAGAAGCGTTTGCTGAGAAATATGGCATTAAGCGTGAAGAACTTAAAAAAGGAATTGTGGATAAAATCTATAATAAAGAAAAGGTGGAGAGATGAAACTAATTACAGAAACGATTGAAGATATCGAAGTCTTAACAGAAGCCAATACTAAAGGCGGTAAAGACTATAAGATAAAAGGTGTCTTTATGCAAGCGGATATAAAGAACCGTAATGGTAGAGTCTATCCGGTTGAAACACTTGCAAAAGAAGTATCAAGATATACTACAGAATACATTAATAAAAGACGAGCTTTTGGAGAGTTGGGACATCCAGATGGACCAACTGTTAATCTTGAAAGAGTATCACATATGATTACAAGTTTGAAACCAGAAGGAAAGAATTTTATTGGTGAAGCAAAAGTTATGGATACACCATATGGCAAAATAGTAAAGAATCTAATAGATGAGGGTGCTCAGTTGGGCGTATCATCTAGGGGGATGGGTTCTATACAATCTTCCTCTCAAGGAAATATTGTTGGGAAAGATTTTTATTTAGCGACAGCAGCAGATATTGTTGCAGACCCTAGTGCTCCAGATGCTTTCGTAGAAGGTATTATGGAAGGCAAAGAATGGGTATGGGATAATGGTGTGTTAAAAAGTAAATCTGTAGAAGAATATAAGTCTGAAATCGAAAGAGCAAGACGAACAGAATTGGCGGAAGTAAAGTCTAAAGTATTTAAGGACTTTGTTTCCAAACTATAAAAATCTACGCAAAATACCAAAAAGCGCAGGTTTATAAATGGTAATTGTTATAAATATTTGTAACTGAAAATTAAACTAGTTTAATATTTAAGGAGAGACCGAATGGCTGAAACTGAAATTAAGCAAGAAGTAGAAAAAGTGAAAGTAGCGGAAGAGCTAGACACGAAGGGTGACCCTAGTGCTCCAGCAAAATCTGGTACTGCATCTGAACCTACTCACCTTAAAAATGACGCTGAAGATTTGGGACCTGCAGTAGTTAAACCTACTGACAAGAATCCAGACGCAGCAAAAAAGGTTAAAAAGCACTCGGACCAGGTTAATGCTTCGGCTAAAGATGGATCTTTACCAAAAGATTTAAAACCATCTGCAGCTGCTGAAGAAGCGGAAGTAAAAGACGACAAAGAAATCGTTGCTGAAACTGCTGAAGAAGAAAAAGAGATTGACCTTTCTAGCGATGTTAAAGCATTAGTTTCTGCGGATGCAGATTTGAGCGATGAGTTCAAACAAAAAGCTGCAACCATTTTTGAAACTGCTGTGAAAACACGCATTAAAGAACAAGAGGCAAAACTTAAAATCCAGTATGATGAAAAACTTTCAAAAGAATCTGAAACAATTAAAGGAGCGATGGCTGAAAAAGTTGACGCTTATTTAAATTATGTTGTTGAAGAATGGATGAAAGAAAATGAATTGGCAGTTGAAAGAGGTATTCGTACCGAAATTGCTGAGGACTTTATTACTGGTCTAAAAACTTTATTCAAAGAACATTATATTGATGTTCCGGAAGAAAAGTATAATGTATTAGATGATTTAACAAATGAAAAAGACAAACTTGAAGAAAAACTTAATGAAAAAATTAAAGAAAATGTTGAGTTGAATAAACAAGTTGGTGAGTTCACTAGAGAAAAACTTATTGGTGAAGTTGGAAGCGATTTAGCTGATACTGAATTAGAAAAGTTCCACTCTATGGCTGCTAATGTTGAATATGATAGTGCAGATAAATTTAAAGAGAAATTAGAAACTGTTAAAGAATCTTATTTCCCTAAAACGAAACAAGAAACTGCTTCACCGAAAGATGAAGTTGATTCTGTGGCGGCAAATTCTCCAGAATATTCTGGTGAGAAGAGCGATGCTATGGCTGCATATACGGCCGCTATTTCAAAAAACATTAAGTCTGTAAAGATTTAATGGCGAACTATATTATAAAATATTAATTAATTAATAGGAGAGATAAAAAATGTATCTTACTGAAAATTTACAAGAAAAGTGGCAGCCAGTCCTAGAACATCCAGATTTGCCAAAAATCGAGGATTCTTACAAACGAGCTGTTACTACAGTTATCCTAGAAAACCAAGAAAAAGCTGTCCGTGAGGACGCTTCCTTTCTTTCAGAAGCTGCGCCTGCTAATGCTAGTGGTGCCGGTAATGTTAATAACTGGGATCCTGTTTTAATCTCGCTAGTTAGACGAGCTATGCCTAACTTGATTGCATATGATATTTGTGGCGTTCAACCAATGACTGGTCCAACAGGACTAATCTTTGCTATGAAGTCAAGATATTCTACTCAAGGTGGTACTGAAGCTCTATTTAACGAAGCAGATTCTGACTTTAGTGCTAGGGACGCTGCTGGAGGTTCTGGTTCGCCAGACGCTCAAGCGGGCACAAACCCTGCAATACTAAATGATGCTTCACCTGGTACCTATACTACTGGTTCTGGGTTTACTACAACTCAAGCAGAAACATTAGGTGACGGAACAGATGAGTTCGCTGAAATGGCTTTCTCAATCGACAAAGTTACTGTTACTGCTAAGTCAAGAGCTCTTAAAGCTGAATATACTATGGAACTTGCTCAAGATTTAAAAGCAATCCATGGTCTAGATGCTGAAACAGAATTGGCTAACATCTTGTCAAGTGAAATTCTTGCAGAAATCAACCGTGAAGTAGTTAGAACTATTTACTCACACGCTAAAGCGGGTGCTCAAGTGAATACAACTACTGCTGGTATCTTTGATTTAGATACTGACTCAAATGGTCGTTGGTCTGTTGAGAAATTCAAAGGACTTCTTTTCCAATTGGAAAGAGATGCTAACGCAATCGGGCAACAAACTCGTAGAGGGAAAGGTAATCTAATTATCTGCTCTGCTGATGTTGCTTCTGCTCTAGCTATGTCAGGCGTGCTTGACTATGCTCCAGCACTTTCAACTAACTTAAATGTTGATGACACAGGCAATACTTTTGCAGGTGTTCTTAACGGCAAATTTAAAGTATATGTTGATCCATATAGTGCTAATGTAGCAGCTAAACAATTCTATGTTTGTGGCTATAAAGGAACTTCACCATACGATGCTGGTCTGTTCTATTGCCCATATGTTCCACTACAAATGGTGAGAGCAGTTGGACAAAACAGTTTCCAACCAAAAATTGGATTTAAAACTAGATACGGAATGGTTCAAAATCCTTTCGCTACTACTAGAGGTACTGGTGTACTAGATAATTCTGGTGCAGTTCATGCTGATGACACTAACTTATATTACAGACGAGTTCAAGTTACTAACTTAATGTAATTGAGTCTAGAAATAGAAAGAAATTTAGGGGGACTTTTGTCCCCCTTTTTTTTGCTCTGAAAGTATTATAAATAGTCATATGACAACAATAAAAACAGTAGATAGAGCACCTGATAAGTTGGACTATGCAAGTCCAATACAGTTTAGGTTTACCTGTGCAAAACTTCCAACAGTAGAGTTCTTTTGCCAAACGGCGAATATCCCTGGCATTACTTTAGGTACAGCAGATGTAGAAACATCATTGAAAAGTATTCCTTTTCCTGGTGATAAGTTGACATATGGAGATTTAAATGTTTCATTTCTTGTAGATGAGAATTTAAATAACTATAAAGAATTGCACGATTGGTTGACTGGCTTAGGATTTCCTCAATCGCATAGTCAATTTTCAAGTTTATTAGCAACTGGTCACGATAGATTTCCTTCATCAAAAGTAGGAACTGCAAGTGTGAGTTCTGATGTGGGAAGAACAACTGCACCATTAGATGAGGGTGCTTCATATTCGGATGCAACATTAACTGTTTTAAATAGTAAGAATATTGCAAAAACAGAAATACGATTCCATAATGTATACCCAACACAACTTGGTGGGTTATCTTATGATATTAAAGCAAGTGATGTAGATTATTTGCAAGTGAATGCTACTTTTGCTTATATGTTTTATGAAATAGTCCAGATTAGTACGACCTAATTTCCTTGACTTTTTAACTATTTTTTGATATAATGGTATATTATGACATTAGAAGAATTACAACAATTAGTGGATAAAGATTTGAAACTTGATGATACGGAACTTGATTCTGAATCAGCAAGAATACCTTTACTCCATAACAAATACCTCCAACATTTTAATAAGTTTAGCTTATTGTTGAAGAAAGCACAACAAGACTA